AACATTAACATTAAGGAGGGCTTGACAATGGCTTCAGTTACACTGGCAGAATCAGCGAAACTTACTCAGGACATGCTTATTTCGGGGGTGATCGAACACGTCATCACCGTGAATAAGATGTATGAAATGCTTCCGTTTGACGGCATTGCAGGAAATGCCTTAGGGTACAACCGGGAAAACGTCCTTGGTGACGTGGATGTTGAGGGCGTGGGGGATATAATCGGAGCCAAAGCGGCTGCGACGTTCACCTACATCACTTCCAGCTTGACCACGATCATCGGTGACGCCGAAGTCAACGGGTTGATCCAGGCTACCCGGAGCGACAGCGGAAACGATCAAACCTCTGTTCAGATTGCTTCCAAAGCCAAAAGTGCTGGCCGGAAGTATCAGAACATGCTCATCAACGGTACGGGTGCCGGGAATGAGTTCAACGGGTTGATCAACCTTTGTGCTAGCGGCCAAAAGGCTGCGACTGGCACCAACGGTGGGGCTTTATCCTTCGACTTCATGGATGAAACCATGGATTTGGTCACGGATAAAGATGGCTCAGTAGACTACTGGACCATGCATGCCCGAACCATTCGAAGCTACAAGGCATTGCTTCGAGCCTTGGGTGGAGCGTCCATCAACGAAGTGGTCAAGCTGCCTTCCGGCAACGAAGTCCCGGCCTACAGTGGCGTGCCTATCTTCCGCAATGACTGGATTCCTGTGGACCAAGTCAAGGGTAGCGGATCGGCGCAAACCACGATCTTCTGCGGGACCTTCGATGACGGTTCACGGCAGCACGGAATTGCCGGGTTGACGGCGCAAAATGCCGCAGGGCTGAGCGTGGTTGATGTCGGTGAATCCGAAACGAAGGATGAGAGGATTTGGCGTGTGAAATGGTATGTCGGCTTGGCCTTGTTCAGCGAAAAGGGCCTTGCGTGCGCAGACGGTATCACCAACTAAGTCTGAAGAGATCCGGGAACCTCAGCAATGGGGTTCCCTTTCTCGTTTTATACCAGAGAAAATCCACAATTTAGTAAAGGAGCCTACTATGGCAGGTAAGAAACTAGCACTCACCTTAAGAGGACATCACGAAGGAAAAACAGTCAAATTGTCAGGCATGCAATTCACCAAAGGGCGGATTGTCTTGGCCGGAGCCGAAGAGGAAGTCAACTCATTGGCAAAATATTTGTTTAGGTGTTACCAGGCAGTGCCGGAACACTTGCCCTGGCCACCGAAGAAAGGCACGGAGGAATATGGCCCAAGTGAAATTTACCAGGAAGAAGGGAGTGGGGAGGCAGCAACGGTGGACAGCGGAGTTCAACCGGATGGGACCGGACCTGAAGAGGTTTCCACAGACAAAGGGACCGGAGCAGATGGAACTGAGGGAAATGGCGCCGGGGATCTTCCCAACGGGGGTGGACACGAGGACGCCGGGAGCGACACTGCGGAAGCGGGGTTCAATAACACAACGCACGCGGTGAACCCGGAGAAACTGCTCAAGGCCATGCAATGCTTAGACCACGCAAACCCGGACCACTGGACCAAGGATGGGAAGCCGCGAATGGACGCAGTGGAAGGATATTATGGCTCAGCTGGGATTACCAGGGCGGATCTGAATGCGGTCTGGCCGGAATTGTCCAGGGCCAAATAAATGTTAGAAGGGGAGCGGAAGGAATTGGAACAAATTATCTTGCATCCGGTTTCGGGGTGTTTTCTTCCTTCCCTGAAGCCGGAGGGCTTGTTCATAGACTCGGCATGGGTGGAAATCGAGGGGTGGTTAGAAGACCAAGCTGCTCCAGGAGTCTACAAGCTCAACCGGGGATATTCCACCTTGCGGTTTAAGTTTGTTTCCGGCCTGAAACCCTTCGATGCCAAGGTGTATATTTCGGGGCAACAAAGTTTGTCTTGATTTGTTGGACCCTGATTCGATAAACTAAAGCGTTGGGTTGGATTATCTTTAACAAGTAGGAGGATTTTAGTATGGCTCTTTCAACGTATCTTCTCAAGAAAACTCGTGGCCACGGCAAAACGGTTGTCAACGGATGCCACGCAATGCTTCACACCATTGACCCGGTTGTGTCTACTACAGAAGCCGAACGGGTAGCGGCTGGAGTGGCCTTGGCTGAAACAGCAATGGGTGTTGAACTTCCCTCTGATTATTTTGACCAGGGAGAAAAGTTGATTGGCGCTGCGGCTGGCGGGTACCTGCCTGCCTTAGGCAACAACATTGTGTTCATGAATCATGAGGAAAAGGAAACGATTGCCTAAACCTTAACCGAGAATGGAGAAGGGGAGTGACTAACCTTCTCCTGAGAAAAGGACTTCACCATGGCTTTTGTGGCCGAAGATGGAACCGGGCTAGACAACTCAAATTCATACACCACTGTAGAATTTGCTGATGACTACCATGCAGACCGGGGAAATACTGATTGGGCAGCAGCTACGACAGCAGAAAAACAGGCTGCGCTCATACGGGCCAGCGACTTTATTGACAAACGATTTGGCCGAAGGTTTAAGGGTTGGAAGCAAACCAAGCAACAGGCGATGGAGTGGCCCAGGCTGGACGCACTGGACAATGACGATTATCTGCTGAACTCGCCGGATGATTCGATACCCCGGCAACTTCAGAAAGCGTGCGCAGAATATGCCCTGCGTGCTCTTGCCACGATGACCCTTGCGCCGGACAATTCCAACGTGGGCTTAACGTCCCTGAAAGAGAAGGTTGGGCCGATTGAGGCGAGCCAAACCCGGCAGGCTTATAAGACGGCCTCAGGTTCCTCTTTGGTCTCAGCGGTGAGCATCCCGGAATATCCTGAAGCGGATCTATGGATTGAGGAATTATTAAAACCACACGGCATGGTAAAGATTGTGAGAGGGTAAGTGGCCTTTAACTATACCCAATTGGCAACAAAAGCCAAGCAGCTGATCGAACGGTTTGGCCGTGCTGTGTCTATAGTCAAGTTTGATGAAAGTCCGGCAGACGCAGACAAACCGTGGCGAGGGGATTTGACCCCACGGACTTCGCCGGAAGCAACCCAAGCCGTGTACGGGGTTTTTGTGGAGCCGTCAGCGGTGGAGCAGTTAGGATTCAGCACCACGAAGCCGGAATTTTTTGACCGGTCTACCCAGATCCTATTAGTAACACCGGGGCCAACATTGGCGGCGAACCTGGAGGAATATGACGAAGTGGTGGACGGTACGGTGCGGTGGAAGATTACCGGGGTGGAAGTCTTAAAGCCGGGAACGATGCGGTTGCTATATTTTATTGGGGTGGCACGATGAGTTTGACTTACGAAGAGGCCAGGGATGAAATGCAAGTGATGTTCAAGACGGCTTGGGACGCCGGGGCTGAATCGGCTGGTATTGAAGTGTTGTACGCGGATGCAAAAAAGACGGTACCACAAGGAAACGATGCGGATAACAACCCGTTACCTTGGGCCAGAATTCAAATTCTGCATAATTTAGGGAGACAAGCCAGCCTATCTGGCGGACTTGGGAAGGTACGCTGGCAACGAATAGGGCTGGTCATGATCGAGATTTTCACCCCGTTAGGGACCGGGGGAGTGCTAGCGGATCGATTGGCCAAAATAGCCAATGATGCGTATGAGGGGAAGAAAAGCCCAGGCGGGGTGTGGTTTCGGGATGTCCGATTAAACGAGGTTGGCCCTAGCGGGGCATGGTGGAAAAACAATATAATTGCAGAGTTTGAATATGATGAGACCAAGTAAACACTTTTTGCTAGCGAGGAGGACACGAAATGGCCCAAGTAACGAAGATTGATTCAAATGATACTTCACTGAGAATTGCTGAAGAAGACACCATTGGGGTGTTGCCTGTTACGCCGGTTTGGAAGCCTTATGAGCCGAACAGCTACAGCGAGTTTGGTGGGAAAATCACCACGGTGTCTCGAAACCCCATCAACAAATCACGGCAACGGAAGAAGGGCGTGGCCACGGATTTGGATGCCAACGGCGGGTTCAACACCGACCTCACCCAATCCAACCTTCAGGACATTCTCCAGGGATTCTTTTTTGCGGACCTTCGAAGAAAAGGCGAAGAGGAGCCGACTTCAGTCACGGTACAAGCCGGTGATGACACGTATGAAGTTGCCAGCACAACTGGGATTAAAGTTGGGGATTTGGTCTATGCGAGCGGGTTCACGAATTCGGAAAACAACGGGTTGAAGCGAGTTACAGCGATTGTGGCGAACACATCCGTTGCGGTGGCCGAAACTCTTGTTAACGAAGCTTCACCACCTTCCGGCGCAAAATTGGTGGTTGTCGGGGCACAAGGCGGAGCGGGGGATATTGACGTGGATGCGAGCGGGGATTTTGCCACGTTGACTTCAACCACACTGGACTTCACGACCTTGGGCCTGATTCCAGGTGAGCCGGTTTATATCGGCGGGGACACAGCAATCATGGCATTTACCAATGCTGCGAACAACGGTATTAAGCGGGTAAAGTCCATTGTGACCAATGCGTTGGTTCTGGACAAGTCGGATTCGGCTATGGTCACCGAAGCTTCGACCACTGAAACAATCCAGCTGTTTTTTGGCCGGGTGTTGAAGAATGAGACTGACAACCTCATTGTGCGGCGGACCTACCAACTTGAGCGACAGTTGGGTGCACCTGACGGGGCTTTACCCTCTGAGATTCAGTCAGAGTATGTTGTAGGGGCTGTACCTTCTACAGTGTCGTTGAAGATCGGCCAGGCCGATAAACTCAACGTGGACCTAGGCTTTGTGGCTACGGACCATGAATTGGTTGACGGGCCTACCGGCGTGAAGTCTGGCATCAGACCGGACTTAGATGAAGAGGATGCCTTCAACACATCTTCGGACTTTTACCGGATCAAGGTGGCCTTGGTATCGTCTTCGAACGAGGCACCTGAGCCGTTGTACGCTTTTGCTCAGGAGTTTGAGATCACGGTCAACAACAACGTCAAACCGAACAAAGCGGTGAGTGTACTCGGAGCCTTTGAGGTTTCCAAGGGAACCTTTGAGGTTGGGGGAAGCATCACGGCCTATTTTGGGAACGTCTCAGCCGTTCAAGCGGTACGGAACAACAGTGACGTCACCATGGATGCCTTCGTGGCCAAAGAAAATAAGGGATTCTTTGTTGACTTGCCCCTTATCTCTTTGGGCGATGGATTATTGGATGTGACCCAGGATGAGCCGGTGAAATTGCCGTTGGACATGCTAGCTGCGACAGGGGCCAAGGTAGATCCAAACATGGACCACACCTTGCTCATGTCCTTCTTCGACTACTTGCCGAGCGCAGCTGAAGCTTAATATACTGTCACTAAACAGAGGAGGGGCCAACCACCCCTCCTCAACTCTTAATATCAACAAAGGAGAATACCCATGTCAATGTACAAATTGTACGCTACCGACAAAGATCTTGAACAAAAAGGTGTGGTCTATGAGTTTGAAGGGTTTCGAATTACCCTGGCGCGGTCTGGCGGGGCCAATACTGCATTCACGAAACGAATGGAGGCATTGACCAAGCCGTTTCGAAGGGCCATTCAAAATGAAACGCTGAGCGATAAGAAATCACGATCCATCATGCAACAAGCGTATGCCGAAACAGTGGTGCTCAACTGGGAAGTCGAGGTTGACGGGGTTTGGCAGCAAGGGATCGAAGCGCCAGACGGCGGGGTGATGCCTTTTACGGTGCAAAACGTCATGAAGGCTTTTGATCTTCTCCCTGACCTTTGGGCTGACATAGTCGAAATTTCCGGGAAGGCTACCGGCTACCGGGCGCATCAATTGGAGGAAGACGCAAAAAACTGATCGAGGTCCTGCGCTATTCATTAGAGCAAGGACCCGTTGAAACAAAGATCATACAACAATGCCTTCGGGAAGGCTTGCCGCTGCCGGAGAAAATAGCAAACGCTCCAGACCTTATAATGGGTCTGGAGCTATTTTACACAGCCTTTTTGGACTTGAATTCTTGTCGTGGTTTAGGGTATGGTGAAGAAGGGTCGATACCTTGGACTGCGATGGCGGAGTATTGTGTGCATAAAGGGATCGACCAAGAGACAGCTGAAGATCTTTTTTATTTGGTTCGAATGATCGATAATGAGTATTTAAAATACAAGAGGGACCGGGTCAAACGGGAAATGCAAAAGAACGACACGAAAGGGAAAATGCAGCGTGGCAAGCCTTAAGAACTTCTCAAGACGGATCGTGTTGTTGGCCAAAAAATTTGGTGCAAACGTCAATAAGGTAGTCAAGAGAACGGCGATTGTTGTGGACCAAACGGTAGTATTGGCCACCCCGGTTGACACTGGCCGAGCGCGGTCAAATTGGATTGTATCAACCGGAAGTCCAAGCAGTAGCAAGATTGAGCCCTATGCGCCGGGGTCTAAATTGGGATTGGGTGAAACCGGAAACGCCGGAGGAGCCATTGCCCAAGGTCATGCGGCGGTATCCGGTAGGCTACCGGGCCAGCCAATTTTTATCGTCAATAACCTTTCATACATCGATGAATTGAACAAAGGGCACAGTGACCAAGCTGCTGCCGGGTTTGTTGAAAAGGCGATTCAAGCTGGCAACGCATTCCTAAGAAAGGCGAAGGTGCTGCGGTAATGGCAAAAGAAAAAATTGAAATTGTTGTCACCGAAAAAGGTGCCGCGAAGGTCACCAAAAATATTAAAGGGATCGGAACCGGAGCCACTACTGCTCATTCTTCGGTGAGTGCTCTCAAGGGCCTTCTAGCAAGTTTGATCACGGTAGCAGCTTTGAAGAAAGTCCAGGAGTACGCCGACACATACACCAATATTCAAAACCGGTTGAAAATTGTCACCAAGAATACAGCTGAGCTCAATGTTGTGACCAAGGAGCTATTTGCCATTGCCAATCGAACACGCAGCAGTTTCGAGGGCACGGCGGAGGTTTATGCCCGGACCGCATTGGCCTTAAAAGATGTCGGGGTTTCCCAAAGAGAAACCCTTCAATTCTCAGAAAGCCTGAACCAGGCCATCATTCTTTCTGGAGCATCGGCTACAGAGGCCCACGCCGGTATGATCCAGTTGTCTCAGGGCTTAGCGAGCAACCGATTGAGCGGGGATGAGCTGCGGTCAGTTTTAGAGCAATTGCCTGCGGTAGCTGACGTGATCGCAAAGCACATGGGAATTACTCGTGGTGAATTGCGAAAGATGGGCGAAGACGGTAAAATCACTGCGAAAATTGTCTTGGACGCATTCAAGGCCGCAAGAGGGGAATTGGCCGAGAAATTTGTCAAGACGGTGCCGACCATTAGCCAAGCCTTTCAGCGATTACAAAACAATACCGTTAGGTATGTCGGTGAGCTAGATAAGGCGAATGGGGCCTCAGCAGTTTTGGCCAAAACAATCGTTTTCCTGGCTGATAACCTAGACGCCTTGGCTAGACTGGCGCTAGCTGCAGGGATTGCGATTGGGGTGGGCTTAGCCCAACGGGGGATTGCGTCGTTGACCCTGGCCATCCGAGCCTTAAGTGTGGCGATCATAGCCAACCCGCTTGGAGCCTTATTAAAGGTGGCTATAGTGGTTGGTTCCTTGCTTATCGCCTTCGCAGATAAATTTACTCTGGCGAAAGGGAGTGCGGCCACTTTCATGGACTTCCTTGCGGTATCGTTTGAACTGATGCAAGATATGATCGGGACGGCGGCGGACTTCTTGAAAACGACCTTTGGGGGTGCCTTTGAATTTCTCTTCGGAACCTTCAACGAAACCCAGTCAAATTTTGGCAAAGTGATGCTTTTCCTGGCCAGAGGAGCAGATGCTATCCTAGGTCATTTCAAGGGGTCAGCTCTTGCTATTGTTGCGATTTGGAACGGTGTGCCGGGAGCTATTAGCGATTTGTTTATTCAAGCGATAAATGGCGCGATTGCTACGACCGAAAGCGGGGTCAACCGGATCATAGACGTGATCAACCCCATCATCCAATTTGCCGGTGGTGAGGGCTTTGCGAAGGTTGCCTTGGGCCAGCTGGAAAATAATTCTGCCGGCGCAGCAGAGCAACTAGGGAAAACCATCAAAGACTCCTACCTCAAGGGACTGGACGTTGATGTCATTGAACGAAATACCCTTGGGCTTTTTGACAAAGCCAATGAACGAGCGAACAAACGATTGGCAGATGAGGCGAAGGCAAAAAAGTCTGAAGAAGATGCGTTGAAGGGTCTTAGCCAAACCGGGGTGGATAAGTCCAAGCCCAAGGTGGAGAAGACGAAGGGGCTAACCTTTGATCAGATCCTGGCGGACTTACAGACTCAAAATAAGCTACTTCAGCTGAACACAAGAGAACGGGAAATTGCTTCTGGGGTTGTTCAGATCGAGGAGCAGTTGAAACGGAAGTTGTCCGAAACAGAGAAGGGTTTGGTAGCGAACCTTATTGAAGAGAACCGGAAATTGGAGGAGCAGTCCACGATCTATGACGAGATCCGAGGACCGCAGGAAAATTTCCAGACTAGGCTATATGCAGTCAACCAATTGTTAGAAAAAGGCAAAATCAATTTAGAGGAGTACAACCAAAAATTGGTAGCCTTGAAACTCGAAAGCCTTCAAACGAGCCGAACCATGGAAGGCGGATTACAGCGTGGACTTTTGACGATAGGCCAGCAATTTGGTGATGTCTCACGAGTAGCTGAGGAAACCGTTGTTAATGCCTTCGGAGCCGCAGAAGATGCCTTGGTGAGTTTTGCTACGACCGGGAAAGCGAACATCAAGGATATGGCAGACTCCATTTTCAAAGATCTGACCCGGTTAGCTATCCGGCAGGCCATTACCGGACCGCTAGCCAACTCAATCGGGACCGGAGCGGCAGGTGGCGGGGGAAGCTTAGGATTTTTGAGCGGACTCTTTGGTAACAACGCTGCGGCAGGCGCTGGTGGGCTAGGACTTCCTGGATTTAAAGATGGAACAGAATTCCAGGTGGGCGGTCAAGGTGGACCGGATAGCCAATTGGTGGCCTTTAAAGCTACGCCGGATGAGACGGTGAAAGTCATTCCTCCGGGGAAAGAAGAGGGTAGTAAAAGTGGAGGCAGACCGATTATGATAAATTTCAACATATCAACTCCTGACGCGGATTCCTTTAAACGAAGCCAAAGTCAGATTATGGCGAGGGCGCAAGCATCGCTAAACCGGGCAAACGCAAGGAACAACTAAATGATAGAATTGATGATTTTATTGGGTACGGGGACAGCAGTGGCTTTTGCAATGATGCAAGATTACTGGTGGAGGTAACATGGCATTCCATGACGTGAGGCTACCGGTTGATGTCGAGCGTGGAGCCAACGGCGGTCCACGTTTTAAAACCACCGTGATGATTCTTGGGGGTGGATACGAAAAGCGAAATATTGAATGGGAGCAGACCAAAGGCAGCTGGGATGTCGGTTATGGGATCGACAGCAAGGAAGCCTACAGTGAGGTGGTGGACTTCTTTTATGTCCGTCAAGGCCGTGCGCATACGTTTCGCTTTCGTGATTGGGCAGACTATGAGATAGGGACGCCGGGCAACCCGGTTTCCTTCGCTACCGGGGACAGTTCAACTAAGATATTCCAGCTGAAAAAGCGGTACACCTCAGGAGGAATAGACTATGATCGGGAAATCACCAAACCTGTTTCCGGGACAGTCGAGTTGTACGTCAACGGGGTCTTACAAACTGAGACCGCTCATTACACCATAGATTATGAAACGGGGTTGATCACGTTTGTGTCGGCACCTGGAGCCTTTGCTATAGCCGCAGCGTGCGAATTCGATGTTCACGTGCGGTTTGACACAGATGAGTTGAATGTGACGGTACAGACTTTTGACACCGGGAGCCTTCCAGAAATCCCGGTGGTGGAGGTACGGGAGTGAAGTCAACCAGCGCAGAATTATCCACCCATATCGCCGGAACGGTGACCACTTTGGCGACTTTGTGGAAGATTACCCGGACTGATGGCGTGTCTTTGCATTTTACGGACCACGACAGAGATCTTGACTATGACGGGGACACCTATGTAGCGGCTTCAGGATATAAGCGAACGGCGATTGCCAACAACGTCAGCCTATCGGTGGACAATGTCGATGTGGAAGGGGTATTTAATGACGCCGGGTTGACGGAAGAGGAATTGCGGGTAGGTCTGTATGACTACGCTGATGTACGCATGATGATTATCAATTGGGCCGATACGTTGCAAGGAGTTTTAAAACTGCGAAGAGGGAAGTTGGGGGAAGTATCACTGACCCCTCAAGGATTCTACCAGGCTGAACTTCGTGGCCTTTCTCAACTTCTTTCACAGAATATTTTGGAAAGCTACACAGCGGAGTGCCGGGTTGACGTAGGGAGCACCAAATGTAAAATCCCGATTTTGCCTGCTGTACTTGGGCGAGAAGCCGAAGTAGAGGTTGGGGAATTCTACCGGGTGCCTACCAAGACCTTGACCGGGGTGGATTGGGCCCAACTGGGGAGAAATATGGGCTTTGAGATCGGGACGGCAGGAACCGGAAAAACGAGCATAGAGGGCTGGACCATATTGACCGGGACGTGGAACCTGTATGCGTCTAACGGCGGGTTATCGCCGGATTCTGGAGGGTTGTTCTTATCCGGGGGTGCTGGCTCCAACTCATCCATCGAGCAAATTATCAATCTTGAAGACATTGGTATTTCCACCACAGAGATCGATGACGGGAACGCTACCGCAGACTTTTCAATCAAACGAGCCAACCAGACGGCCACTTTGGACACCGGAAGAGTCATTGTCCAATTTCGGAGCGAAGCGGGTGCGATCTTAGGAACCCCATTGGATACAGGCTCAGAGGCAATCACCCCGGAAGATACGTGGGTGACCCGAAGCTTTACGGGCACGGCTATCCCGGTTGGGACACGAAATGTCAGGATTGTATTATCAACCGCGAAAGTGGGCGGAACATACGCTGACACGGCTTTTGATAGCACACAACTTACGGTACACGAAACAGCCAGAACGAACACCTTTCACGAGATTTATGAAAATCGAGTCTATGAGGTTACAACAGCCGGTACAACTGCTGTCTCTCAACCGACCTATGACACCACGATAGGAAACCCCACGACCGATGGCACCGCTGAGCTTACCGCAAGGGACGCATGGACAAGAGACGCGGTGATCACCGAGGTCATAGACAACAGGACAGTAACAATTGACGTTACCGAAGCCAGAGCCGTTGATGGGTGGTTTGACCAAGGAGCATTGATTTTTGAGTCTTCCGAAAACGCCGGAAAAGTCCATGAGATCCGGGAATGGACACAAGCTGAACTTCAAATTGTTGGCTTTCTCCCTCCACCCTTTGAAGTGGTGCCGGGGGCAAAGTGCCGGATCTATCCGGGGTGCGATAAACGAGCGGCCACGTGCACATCAAAATTCAGTAACATCATCAACTTCCGGGGTGAGCCTTGGATACCGGGGCAGGATGAGTTTGCGAGGTTCGCAGATGTCCGGTAAAGCTACCCGTCAACAGATCGTTGAAGAAGCCTTAAAATGGCAACACGTACCTTGGAAACACCAAGGAAGAAGTCGAACCGGAATTGATTGCATTGGGTTGATTGTGCTTGTAGGAAAAAGCCTAGGACTGATGACCTATGACGTTCACGGCTACACGCGGCAGAATAGCCCAAAGGAGTTTTTATTTCACTTCCAGAAAGCCTTGAAACAAAAATCAGTATTGAAGCGGAAAAAAGGCGATGTCGTGTTGCTAAGGGATACTATTTATGCAGGGCATTCGGCTATAATAAGTGAGATGTACGGGAAAGAATCTATCATTCATTCCTACTTAGGACGGCGAAAAGTGGTTCACGAGCCGTTGACCCCGGATGTAGAAAAGAAAATTTCTTATTGTTTCGAATTTCCGAACATTGTTGAGGAGATTTAAATGAGCGGTGCACAATTAGTGGCGGTGGGTTTCGGTGCGGCTTTTGCGGCAACGGGTGTTGGTGCGCCTGTTGGATTTTTGATTGGGTCCATCGTAGGCAACATGCTATTTCCACCCAAGGCGATTCGGACCGAAGGCCCAAGGCTGGGGGATCTAACGGTGAGCAGCTCATCCTATGGAGCGCCACGGGCCATTGGTTTCGGGACAAAGAGAATGGCCGGAAATATGATCTGGTCTGCGGGGATTCGAGAGAGAAAAAACACCCAGAAAGTGAGCGGAAAGGGCTCAATGTCCGGGGTGCCAGATCAAAAGCAAACAACCTATTCCTATTTTGCCAGTTTCACTATGGCCTTCGGGGAAGGACCCGCAGCTGAGTGCCTTCGGATATGGGCCAATAGCAAATTAGTATTTGACAAACGCTCCACCACCTTGAATATGAAAAAGGCCGGGTTGAACTTCCGATTTTATCCAGGTTCGGAGGATCAACTGCCAGATCCGTCTATGATAGCGAAAGACGGCGAAGAAAACACCCCGGCCTATCGAGGAACGGTGTTGTTGGTGTTTGATGACCTTCCGTTGGGGGATTTTGGAAATCGAATACCAAACATTGAAGCTGAAATTGCCTACGACACGAGCGCAACCCGATTTGCCGAAATTTCTACTGACCTGGTAGGCGGAACGGCCACGAGTTGGCAATTGGACGATTTTGCGGTAGACTGGGAGCGGGGATTTGTCTATGCGGTGGACATGACCACTGACTCTTCCTTCGGTCATCTTCGAAAATTTAGACTGTCTGACTTGCAAGAAGTTCAGCAAGTCCACGCTACAACTGCCCTAGTTCAAGGGCCTTCCGGCACGGCTTTCCGGGGAGACAATTCAATGTGCCTCCCAAATGGCGATCTTATTATGACAATCAACGAGAAGCCGAGCAGCGGCAACAGTCTTCCTATTGTCCGGCTTGATGGAAGTACCTTGAGGGAAAAACAACGATTTGGGGCAGGGAGTTCAACCCTAAATTACCGAACAACGGAATTTGAGGCCACCAGCAGATTTGCTCCTATCAGCCTTTTCGGGTTTAACGGAAGAGAAGACTATGTACTGTGTGGGTCGATCTTCAATAGCATTGGTGTACTCAATGTTACGGCTGGGGCGTTGAGCCACGTATGGAACACAGACACCTTTGAAGGCGGGTTGTCAGAGTCAAGGGTGAGGTCAATTTGCGGCGGTCGAATCTTCGAAGGTCAAGGCGATGGATATGCAATGGCAGGAAGCAACTACAACATGCCTTCCTCAATTGACGTGAACATTTATCGAATTCGCGTGACTTCCGGGGCAACGATGACCGCAGTCGGAGCTATTACCACCTACAACGGTGTAGACTTCGAACGAGTGTTGACGTTGACCCCTGATGATCTTTTCCCTGGGGAAACGACACTTAAGGAGGTAGGCGGACTTGTCTATAGCCGAACTGACGACACCATTCTCTTTTGGGCAAAATCAAACGGGCTGGCAGAAACAAGATGGTTCAAGTATGACCCCAATACCGGGACTCAAGAATGGCGCACCGAGCCAATAGCGTCGGGGGTGCTGCCCAATGATGACCGGTTTGGCGCTTACAGCAGAGTAGAGGATGACACATTTGGGTATAGCATAGGGAATAACGGGGTGTTGATTGATTTGCAAACTGGAGAATTGCTCATCAACGATACCACACCCAATTATGACTATGCGATGGGAAACGGCCTAGGTGGGTATGACAGCCGAACAGAAACCTTTGTTGGACCAGCAAGTGGAGGAGAAACTAGCCCTATCATTCGCCACTTCTTCCGAAGAGTGACCGCAGCAGATGCGAACGTGGGAGCCGTAATCAAGGCACTGGCCAATCGGGTGGGCTTAGCCGATGCCGACTTAGACACCACCGGCATAGACCATCTCACAGTGCCTGGATACGTCCTAGGCCGACAAACTTCAGCCAGGGCTGCGATTCTACCCTTGGCTCAAACATTCTTGTTCGATGGGGTAGAGAGTGACGATAAGCTCAAATTTATCGAAAGAGGGGGTGATTCAGTCCGAACCATTACCCAGTCTGAACTTGCTCCCTTAAGCGGTAAAGGTGATTTAATCAAGGTGACCAGAGCCCAAGAGGTAGAGTTGCCTGTGCGGTTCAGCATGGTCTACTTGGACAAGGATAAGGACTATCAACAAAACGAGCACCACACGAAACGGATTCAGGAGCCCACCCCGGCTATGCGATCCGACAACGAAATGGCCGTGGAATTTCCAGGGGCACTATCTTCGACGGTAGCGAAGCAACAAACCGAAAAGATTATGTACACGACTTGGACCGAACGAAATAATTATGAGGCGATGTTGCCTTGGACGCATTTAGACCTGGACCCAGGCGATGTGGTCACGCTGGCTCTGGACAATGGAACCAACCTGCGCTGCCGCATTGGACAGGCGGATGTTGGAGTCAACCTAGGGATAGCGGCTAGTCTAATCGGGGAAGAGGCCAACCAGTTTGTTTCCACGGTGTTGGGTGACTCAGGCTCAGGGGTTCCTTCTCAAGCAATCCGGTCTTCGGTGTACGTGCTTTGTAAGCTACTGGATATTCCTTTGCTGCGTGACGCAGATGAGGTGCCAAGCCGAGTAAGCAACCCAGTTTATGCCGTGATGGGAACGGCGCAAGAAGGTGCGTTTTTGGCAGGAACCCTGCACAAAAGTTCAGACAACCAAATATTCGAGCCGGTTCAGTTTTTCGTGAGCGAAATGAATTGGGGAGCGACTTTGAATGCGCTGGGAGATCCGGGACCGGGTGAGCTCTGGGCCATGGATGAAACCAACACGCTAACCGTCAGGGTGATGGCAGGATCTTCCGAAATGGTTTCAGTCACCCAGGCCGAGCTACTCAACGGCGCGAATGCTGCTGCCCTGATCAAGTCGAACGGCGAAGTTGAGGTGATTCAATACCGGGACGTGGAGGAGAACGCAGACGGAAGTTTCACCTTGAGCAATCTCCTGCGTGGGCGAAGGGGAACAGACACGATGGTGAATGACCACGAAGCCGGGGAAACCTTTATCATGCTAGTGCCGGCTGACGTTGAAAAATTTATCCTCAATTTGGGAGATAGAAACCAGCAGTATTTTTACAAGTCGGTTGGCTCTGGGCAGATATTCGAAGATGGTGAGCTTCAAACCTTCACGAGCGCACACCGAGCCTTGATGCCCTACGCTGTTGCTCAAGTCGCAGCTGCGCCAGGGGCATCAAACTCCATCGACTTCTCGTGGGTCAGGCGGACTCGTGTTGGTGGACAGCTACAGGATTCTTTTGGAGTGGTGCCCATCAGCGAAGATTCGGAGGAATATGAGTTGGAAATTTATGATGGTCCGGGAGGGACGTTGGTGAGAACGGTGACGGGGCTGACTGACCCGGAGTACAACTATTCAAGCGCAGATCAAATCACTGACGGCTTTACTCCACCGTTGAGTTCAGTTACAATTAAGGTGTTTCAAATTTCGGCCCAAGTGGGCAGAGGTTTTTCCAGAGAGGAGAATTTGAATGTCGAATAACCTAAGCCTTTCGCAGGTTACAGCATCGCAAAATCAAAAAGAAGTGACGATCAACGCTCAAGCGGCGGAGATCGATGCGGCTATCACAGTCAAGGCCGATTTTGCCATAGACAACACGAATGCCCGCACGCTCACAACAACGGAATTGCGGCGAAATTTCTTGTTTCATATTACCGATGACGGAACCCCACCCACCGGGGACATCACGTTGACAGTCCCGGCTATTTCACGCGGGGTTTTCGCTGTGTTGAATGCGACTTCTTTCAACGTCACAGTGACTATATTCGGCCAAGCGGTGACTGCGCCGGTCATTGCGGCGGGTGCGACTACCCCAAGCTTGCTCACGGTAGATGGGGTGAATGTCCGGTTGGCTTCCAGTGCTGGCGCGGGTAGCGGGGGAGGGGGCACGACTGACTTCAGCAAAGTCTCTGCTGGACATGCGGTTGCTTCGTTGGCGACTACGGGATTTGACCTCACCGATTATTTCAACCGAGGGTTGATGTACCGGCTAGAAATCGAGGAGACAGGCGGAGTTTCAACCGGGACGTATGACGTGCGCCTATACTCCAAAGATACCAAATTGGCAGCTGATTTATTGTACTCGGTAGATGCAATTGATTCCACCGCTGATTCGAGGGTCTACGCGGACCAACTGCCCATCTATTACCGGGATGACGATGGCACGGATGAGCTCCACTTACAGATCGATAACAACGATGCAGCGAAAGACATGACCTTTACAGTGACGATCAAAGCGGAGGTATATGAAACCGGGATCGGCGGCGGCGGAGGGGATGTGGTTGGACCGGCTTCAGCTGAGGACAGCAACATTGCCCTTTTTGACAGCACAACCGGGAAGTTGATCAAGGATGGAGGGCGGCAACTTACTGATTTTGCTGACGTAGTTCAACCGCTTATGATGAATGGAGGGTTCGATGTTTGGCAACGGGGAACATCCTTTGCGGCGATTGCCCACATGGATCGAACCGCTGCCCGTTGGGTGTTTGGGCAAAGCGCAGGCTCAGCCGTGTTTACGGTTAGCCGGGAGGAAGATGCACCCACCCCGCAGTCCCGATATTCCCTGAAAACCCTTGTCACCACGGCGAATGCTAGCCC